GGATGCGGTGTTGGGATAATCAGGGAACTATTTTTGATAAATCCACTTGTAATCTTAAAATAAATATGCAATTAATCCCCTATCGGATTTTAAATGTATTTTTTTGATTCGATGTGGCGCATTCACTAGGGGACTTTTTCTTATTGTATGCGCAATGACGTCTTTGGACAGAAGGTAAGGCATAGCCAAGCGACACCGATTAAGTTCTTGCATGAATGACAAGGTGTTTTCTGTTCTGGTTTAGGCGCAATTGGTAGGGGTTGAAACGGCTGTCCCTGTCGCTTTCATAAGTAGAGAGTTGATAGCATTGGGGTCTCAAGTCCGGGTGCTATCTACCCTCTGCTTACAGAGGAAATCAAAAAAACAACAGGAGGTATCTATGAACTTCGTAGACACACATAAGAACAGAATAAGAGAAAGTGCCACAAGCAATCCTTTGGCGGCTTACTTTCTTGGCAACTTCCACCTTTGCAAGGCAAAGCAGAAGAGGCAAGTCTATGACTATCTTAGGCAACTAAGGTCTAAGTCTAAAATCAATTAATTTTGAGGCGGGTACACTAAAGTACCCGTCTTGATGTTACTTGATGTTGGTATGTTATTCTTTCTAGCCAACGCAGTAACTGTGATGTGAGAGTTGTTATTCTTTCTTACTCTCACAACACCTCCAACGCAGCCCCTTGAACAAGGGCTGTGTTTTTGTTCATGGTGGAGACAGATAAGGTTTTTGTTCATATTTTCCCTTGTCTGTCTTCCTATTAACACCTGGGCCAACTTATTAATATCTTTTCGAAGATTGTACTTTTATTTTTTTACAGCTTGGTCTAATAATTATGTGGGGAGTGCCAATTGGCATTTTTGACTTAGCAGAGAGAAACCCAAGAGTCGCTGCAAAGACAAACAAGTGAGGTCTCAACCACTTGCTCTGGATTGTCCAGACGAATACCTAGAGACAGGAAGGACAATCGCATGATTAGTTTTAAACTATTTAATTTTAACATATTGGTAGATAAGTATGCCACTTGGTCTGGCTTGAGCTATCGCCACAAGGTCTTCAACCCGGTTGTAGATTGTGAGTGGGAAACGATAGTGGATGTAGGCTATTGGCGCATACATATCAACAAATGAGATTGCATGGTAATTCAATTATCATCCAATATCGGATATAATCCGATTCTATAAACAACGGGGGAACTAACAAAGGGAAGGAGTATATATGCCCGATACGTTTCGATACACGTCTGTATCTGTAAGCAATCAAGCTCATGCAGACTTAACAGTACTACAAGAAAGACTTTACAAAGAACATGGCGTGAAGTTCTCGATTGCTAAAGTTATTGAGAAGTTAGCTGTGGAAGGGGTCAAACATGACAACCAACAAGTCCAACAGTAGTCTCTCGAATGGAAATCATTGGGGATTTAAGAATAATAAATCACAAGCCAAAGCACCTAGAACTATTTTAGGTCTGTTTCCTTCGATACAAAATAAAGGAGTGAAGAATGTCAAAAGAAGGCCAAAAGATAATTGACCGAGCTCTTGGCAAATTAGAAAGTCTGCTACATATCGTAGATATGGTTAGAGTGTTAGACCCTCGCATGGAGGCTCAGATGCTTGCAAGTTTACTTTATGTAGCACGACACGAAGATGGACGTTACGGAGTTCAAATGGAAGACATTGCAGAAGGTTTAGGCATTGCTCAATCATCTGTCTCTCGTAACATCACAAAGCTCTCTGATAGTTTACAGAACCCACCGGGAGAAGTACTAGACAGAGCAGCAAAGAGAAGAAGACCACCGAGCAAGGACGCACTAAGACCTAAGTTTGGTTTAGGTTTGGTCTACACTGTGGAAGACCCACAAATGAGAAGACGGAAGATTGTCTTTATGACACCTAAAGGCAAAAGGTTTGTTAATCGACTTATGGATTATGCAGTCGAGTCTCGTGTAATGAATGCTAGAGACAGAGTTAAAAGACTTGAAGAAATCAAACATGATTTATCACTTAGAGATAACGACAAGGCTCAGTACGAGTACAGAGTTAGAGAAGCTGAAGCTAAGGCGATGACACAAAACCTACAAAGGCTAGTCCAAATGCAAGAGGAATTTCAGATAGAGTTAGCCAAAATAAAAGCAGAGCTGACGTATCGTGAAAAACAGGCAAAACTAGACTTTGAAAGTATCGCAAGAAGAAAGTCTCCACTGTTAAGTGCTGGCTATCTTCGTAGAGGCAACCAACCAACTTTAATTGGTGGTGCAAAGAAGAAGCGATGATGAACAACAATAACTTTTTTTTAATAGGAAGGGAGGTGAATGAAGTAATGGTAAACAAACTTGGCAAGAATGGAATTGCTAATGTTAAACCACTAATGATTGCAGTGAACGACACTGAAGCAGAAACAGATAGAAGACTAATTGCTATCTGTAGCAAGTTAACCAGAAATGGTTGGAATGCAACTCAAGCTCGTTACGGAGTAATCATTTGTGATTTGCTTGGCAAAGATATTTTAGTTAATGATATTACTACAAGACACGTTGAAGCTATCCGGGATTACTTGATAGACGAATGTGGAAATTCTGTAGCCACAGTAAATAGGTACTACAGTTCATTATCTAAAATGCTGAAGTATGCTTTCAACAGACCAAACGAGTATGGTCTAAGTTCTATTCCTCACATTGAGTGGGAGAAAGAGAACAATGGAAGGATACGATGGGTAGACAAAAAAGAGGAAGACAAGATGGTTGAGATTATGACTAACAGAAATGCAGTCGATTATCTTAATTTCTTTTTGTTCTTAATCGACACAGGTCTACGCAAGTCTGAAGCCTTGAGGTTGAAGAAGTGTGATGTACAAACTGATGCTATCTCAAAGACACAGTATGTTATCGTCCATGAGAGTAAAAATGGCGAAAAGCGTAGTGTTCCTTTGTGCATGAGAGCAAAAGAAATCGTACAAAACCTTACTAGACACATGGAAGAAGACGATAGCATTTTCCAATTGAATTATTGGACAGTGCAAAACCAATGGGATGCCATGCGTGAGCTTATGGGTTTAGAAGCAGACAGAGAATTTACTCTGCATGCTTTGAGACACACTTACGCAAGTCGTCTCGCACAGTCTGGCAAAGTTGACTTTCACAAGATTAGTGTGTTGATGGGTCACAAGACCTTGGCGATGACAAAAAGATACAGTCATCTAATGCCACAACATACATTCAGTGTAGTTGATGTACTAGACAACGACAGAAGTGGTAACACATCTGAAAGCCTAATTGATATAAAATCCCATAAGGGATAGCATTTTACTTTATGCAATCAAGAGGCAACAGAGAGAGTGAATTTTTGTTGGAATAAGTGGTGCCCCCACACGGACTTGAACCGCGAACCTATTGATTACAAATCAGTAGAACGAAAAAGGTAGGTGTTGGGATATTAAAGCACACTGCTAGTTCCACGTGAAACAAAACTCACTCTCTCTTCAATTTTAACTCAAACTGAAGGGAGATAATCCAATGCCTAAAATCTATGAGAGCCTACCGACATATCAAGAAGAGGTAGCTCACGAAAAACAAATGCAAGAACGAGGCAAACTTCGTTCCAACAAAAGACGATTACAGCATATCGAAAGAGGCGAAGAATCCGTCACATCCTATGGGAAAGAGATGGTCAGACAGACCATAAGACCTCTGGCCCAGGCAATCCAAGAATACCTAATATACCAAGACGAAAAGTCTGGAGGTAGACCAGAAATAGCCTTCCAGCATTTATGTGAAGTAGAACCAGAAATTTCTGCATTAATCACAGCAACCCATGTCATCAATACAGTGACCCAACATAAGCCATTTACAGGCTCATGCATATCACTAGGAGGCAAAATAGAGACTGAGGTAGCCATGCATACCTTCAAGCATAGGAACGCAGTTCTTTACTCAACTATCATGGATGACCTAAACAATAGACCTACAAGACACTATACCTACAGACGAAGGAAAATGAGAGAGTCTGCAAAGAGAGCCAATGTTGAATGGACTGAGTGGAGTAAGACTGACAAACTTCATGTAGGCATACGCCTTGTCGAGCTAATGGTCACTGCAACCGGGATGATTGAGATAGGTCACGATATTATCAAAAAGAAAAAGACCAAAGTCATCAAAGTCACGCAAAAGACTATGGAATGGATAAATCAGAGGAATGCTTGGAATGAGTTATTAGCTCCAGAGTATGAACCAATGATTGCATTGCCGCTAGGTTGGACTTCTCCAACAGGTGGTGGCTATCCACATTTGCGTCTTGACCTTGTGAAACAAAGAAACAAAAGGTTCAAGGAAGAGTTGGCAAACTTTCAGATGCCAGAGGTGTATGAAGCAGTCAACAATATGCAATCCACACCATTTCAAATAAATCGTTTTATCTTTGATGTGATGAACCATGCTTGGGACAATGGATGTGAGTGGGGTGGTATGCCTTCCTCAGAATTAGAACCATTTCCTAATAGACCACATGACATTGATACAAACAAAGATGCTTTGTTGGCATACAAGATTGCAAAACGAGAAGTTCACGATGAACATGCAGTCGTAAAGTCTAAGAGGATATTGTTTTCTAAAATACTTAATGCAGCTAAGGGAATAGTGAAACATGAAGAAATTTACTATCCATTACAGTTAGACTTTAGAGGTCGAGTGTATTGTGTACCTGCATTCCTAAACTATCAGTCTGTTGGTGGCGCAAAGGCACTGATTAGATTTGCTAGAGGTAAAGCAATCACACATGAGAACAAAGGTATATTCTGGTTAGCAGTACATGGTGCAAACTGTTGGGGTAACGACAAAGTTGCTCTTGCAGACAGACACCAATGGGTGCAGGAGAATACAGAATGGATTGTTGCATGTGGCAAAGACCCTATCGGTAACTTGCAGTGGAATGATGCAGACGAACCATATCAGTTCTTAGCATTCTGTGATGAATGGGCTAGATACCAAGAAGAAGGCGAAGGGTTTGTAAGTCATATCCCGGTTGCTGTAGATGGTAGTTGTAATGGCTTGCAGCTTTACTCACTGATGCTACGGGATGAACATGCAGGCAAGCTAGTCAATCTAACTGTCACTGATAAACCACAAGACATTTACCAAGCAGTTGCAGACAATGTAATTGAGATGTTGGAGAAGGATGCAGCAAAAGGCAACTTCTATGCACAAGAGTGGTTGAAGTATGGTATCAGTCGTAAGATTACCAAGAGACCAATAATGACTATTTGCTATGGTTCAACTAGGTATAGTTGCACTGACTTTGTTCTTGAGGAAATCAAGAAAGCAGCAAGGTTAGGTAGACCACATCCTTTTGACAAGAAGAGGGTCTTAGAAGCATGTACTTATCTATCAAAAGCAATATGGGCTAGTATTGGAGACAATCTAGCATCAGCAAGGCAAGGTATGGATTTCTTACAGTCCATAGCTCGCATCATTTGCAAAGACCAATTGCCAATACATTGGATTAATCCTGTCGGTTTTCCAATATGGCAATCCTACCCAGAAGTTAGGTCAATGAGGGTCAAAGCACACCTCATGGGAGAAGTTATAAAACCACGACTTAACAAAGAACTCGATACAACTGACAGGCGCAAGATGGTCAACGGTGTTGCAGCTAATTTTGTACACAGCTTAGACAGTGCATGCATGATGGAGACAGTAAACCTCTGTGCAAAGAGAGGCATCTCTAACTTTTGTAATGTGCATGATAGCTTTGGTACAACAGCAGCTGATGTTCACATGTTGTCTGAAACATTGCGTGATGCATTCGTAAAAATCTTTCAAGATGATGTACTTCAAGATTTTAGAGATGGCATTGCAAAGTTACTTCCAGAAAAGTATCGAGACAAACTTCCAGAAGTTCCTGCTAAAGGAAATTTAAATTTAGACGACTTAAGACAGAGTGAATTTTTCTTTGCTTAAGAGTGCTAGATAAAAACGCAGAGTTAGGTGTCCGTATATGAACTTATTAGTTCATTATTTTAATTAACAAAGGAGACACAAACTTGAAAAATAACTTTAAGAGAATTGTATCTGGTATTGGTGTAAGTCAATACGCATGGCTTACCCAACCAGACACAAGGTTTGATGAAGTCGGACATTACAAAACTAATCTGATTTTATCTGGACAAGATGCTGAGGATTTAAAAGCCAGCATTGATGCGGAAATACAAAATAGCATTGCTCTTGCTAAAGAGAAGGCTAAAGGTAAAAAGATAAAGACCGCACCTGCACCGTATGAAGACGATGTAGACGACAATGGAGAACCAACAGGTTCTACTGTCTTTAAATTTAAGACCAAAGCTCAAATTACTACCAAGGATGGGAAGGTAATTCCCAACCGAGTTGCAATCTTTGATTCTAAAGGTACTCCGATGACGGATTGTAACGTCTGGTCTGGTAGTGAGATGAAGGTAAGCGCAGAACTCGTTCCTTATTACACAGCTATGGTTGGTGCTGGCGTGTCCATGAGACTACGAGCAGTACAAATAACCAAACTTGTTGAAGGAGGAAATGGTAATGCTAAAGGATATGGCTTCGATGAAGAAGAAGGCTATGAGCAATCCTTATCAGAAGCGCCAACTGAGGAGGAGAGCCAACAAGCCTTTGACTTCTAAGGAAGTCGGCTTGAGGTATGGTTTCCGTTCTGGTTTAGAGGAGCGGATTGCCAACGAGTTAGAGACAGAGAGTGTGGAGTTTGAGTTTG